TCAAAAGACTCAATTCATGCATTAATTTTTAATTCATACATGAAACAGGGTCCTTGGACGCAAATATGGAAGGGTGGTGAAACAATTCAACATGGATTGTTTAAGTATGACCATAATAGGAGTTTTGGTTTTCCATTACAACCGGAACCATATGTGTGTGAACCAATTGGACTTAAGGAACCACTCAAAGTTAGAGTGATTACTAAAGGTCCTGGAACACACGCGTGTATGGAGGGTTTTCAGAAGAGCATGTTAAGTGCTCTCCAGAAACTCGATCCTAAGGTTTTCGGTTTGACAAAAGGTAAAGATCTTAACGAACTCATTAGTGAGTGGGAAAAAGGTCCTTACCTGTCAGGAGACTATACGGCTTCTACAGATTGTATCTACCGTAATGCGACAAGATCACTTTTAGAAGGGATCTTAACACAAATTGACCATGAACCGACTAAGGCTTATGCTAGATCAGGGCTCAAATCATATGTTATATATGATGGAGTCAAGACTGAGACAAACCGAGGTCAGTTAATGGGTTGGCGTTTATCTTTTCCATTACTTTGTCTTATTAATTATTACGTTGCAAAGAAAAGTGGCTTCAAGGATTTTTTAATCAATGGAGACGACTTTCTCGCAATTTATAATGAAGAGACATTAGCTAAATGGGAAGTGAATCATAAAGTTGTAGGTTTTGAGAAATCAAAAGGAAAGAACTTTACATCGAGTGAGTTTGGAACTGTCAATTCACAGTTAATTGTAAGTGGGGTACATGTACCTTATCTTAACTTTAACTTGATAAGACCAGATTCCAATCCGTACTCTTTAGGTGATTCTCTCAAGTGTTTTAATAAGTCTAAGATTCTTATGAATCGTTCGACTAGACAAACACTTAAGAAGACACCTCAAAGTCTTTCAGTCCCACGTTCACACGGGGGCTTAGGTTTTGATTTTTCGGGTAAGAGAACCAAGAAAGAAAGAAAGGTTTATCTTTGTTTTCTCTTGCGGAACTATAAAAAGTTCACAAGAATAAACGGAGAGAAACTGTTCTACCATCCAAATGGTTTTCCTCTTACGACTAAAAACTTTTATTCACAACCAACCAAGACAAGTATCTTTATGACAAATAAAGA